CTCCGGACGGAGAGAAGTTACCTAGCGTAACTACTATTCTTGGCGCTACTAAAGATATGACCCATTTAAATCAATGGCGTGATCGTATCGGACATGATAAAGCACAACAGATTACCACAGAGGCTGCCGGGGTAGGGACCGGGCTTCACTCCAATTTAGAAAGGTTCTTAATTGGAGAACAACGTCAGCCTGGTAATAATCCAGTTCATATCAAAGCCAATGCTATGGCAAATGTTATTATTGAAAATGGTTTGAAAGATGTCGATGAAGTATGGGCCATGGAACAAAGTCTTTATTTTCCCGGGTTATATAGTGGAACCACAGATCTTGTATGTGTATACAAGGGTAATCCGTGTATTGCTGACTACAAACAAACTAACAAACCTAAAAAAGCAGAATGGGTCGAAGACTATTATCTACAATTAATGGCTTATACATTAGCACATAATGAAGTATATGGTACAGATATGCGTGAAGGACATATTTTTATGGTCAGTAGAGGCGACGATGGAATGAAACCCGGCGGAGAAATATATCAGCAGTTTGATCTAAAACCTGAAGACTTTAATAAGTATCAAGATATGTGGCTTAACAAAGTAGAAGAATACTACGCCCTAACTAAGTAAAATGCCCATTATCTAAATTACTTATAAATAGATGTATGTACATCTATAAAATTACCAATAAAATTAATGGCAAGTGGTATATAGGAAAACATAATGGATCTGATCCTAATTATATGGGTTCTGGAAAACTCCTTAAACAAGCCTATAAAAAATATGGAATTGAAAATTTTGATAAAACTATACTAGAAACTTGTATAAATGAAGAAGAGTTGAATATAAAAGAAATTAAGTGGATAAATTTGTCTGGTGCTCTATTAGACCCTGCTTGTTATAATCTTGTCCACGGAGGAACAGGAGGGGATCGTAGTAAATTTATTTCTTATGATAATATAGATAGAAGTAATTACAAAATGCAAGGTGTTAGAAATTGGTACAATTTGTTAACAACAGAAGAAAAAACAGCATTACACACAAAACAAGGCGAAAATAGAGCAAAGGATTGGTATGTTAGTAGGATAGGAGATACCAATGAAACATTGATTCATAATATATCAAAATGGTGTAAAGAACATGGTATAGGGTCATCTTTTGTTTCTGAATCAAATACACCAGGACATCCATTATTTCAAAAACAATCAAAAGGTTGGCGTATAAGAAGAGCAGATATGCCACCATTGCCACCTTATGAAAATAAAAGAGGTAAAGTTATTATTGATAACGGCTGTAAAGGACGATCGTGGAAACTAGTAAATGGTAAACGAGTTTGGTTCGATAAATAGAGTATCAGGAGTCTAAGATGGCAATAATTGAGATCTCGAGAATACAAGTCCGAAGAGGACAAGAAAATCAAACAGGTATACCTACACTTGCAGGTGGAGAATTTGGTTGGGCAGCTGACACTGAACATCTATACATTGGTTTACGCAGAGATGACGGTGGCGCAAGAGATGCTAATGTTAGAATTTTAACAGAGAACGATCTACTACCCACAGAAAATATATTTAATTCTCCAGCAGTTGCAGATTACACTTATCGTGCAGATACAGATCCACCTATTACTGCTGACATTGATACAGGTCTTGCAGTTGTAAGGGATATTAATAAAAAGCTCGATGACTTTGTTAATATTAGAGACTTTGGTGTTGTAGGCGAAGGCGGCAATGCCAATGAAGTATTGGCAATACAAAATGCCATTGATAAATTGTTTCTCGATCCCTTAAAGGATGGTGCAATTTATGGAAAATATAGTGCTAGAGTTTTATATTTTCCTACAGGTGTTTACAATATAGATCAACCTTTACTTTTACCAGCATATACAACTATTGTTGGAGATGGCATTGGTAAAACAATTATCAATTTAATTGCTTTAGACAGTAGTCATGCTATACAAACTATAGATGCTGACATCAATGATGAGTTTACATCAAGAGTAACATTTGATCTAGGAACTATAACATCAGGGCGAGGCCAGCCAAATTATATTCGTATAGAAGGACTTACTATAAGATATGATCCATTGTTAAGTGGTGTACAAAATTGCCAAAGTCTAGTAACTTTAGATTGTTCTGAAAATGCTGTTTTTAAAGATGTTAGATTTGCTGGTAATCATGTCATTGGTGATACAGCCGATGCAGGACATTCAGGAATTGAAATTAGAGGATATACCAGTTCAGAAAATTTAACAGTATCTTCTAATAATTTGTTAATTGATAATTGTGAATTTAATGGATTATTTCATTGTATTAGATCAAATTATGATATTGTAAATCCTATTATACAAAATTCTCAATTTTATAATTCCGTAAGAGGTATTACATTCAATGAACCAGTGGATGCGACAGCAACTATAGGACCACGCGGAGCTAGAATTTTAAATAATAGATTTATGAAAATTGAGGCACAGGCAATATATGTTGGTGCTAGTGGATCTGCATTAAGTACTGATCGTATGCAATTAAATACTGATCATATTAGTATGAACAATCGTTTCTATCATGTTGGAAATAGTACGTACAATAGAGATAGTACTACTGGCACCGCTGTTATTACATATCTGTCTGATGGTAATTTAACCATTAATGATTGGTTTGATAGACAAGAATATCAAAATCAAAACTTTGGTGGTAATATTCGTTACAATCCACTAGTCGAAGGAAGAACAACAATTAATAATCCGGGTGTTAATACTGCGGTAGTTAATTCCGGTGCTAGTGTTTCTACACCAATAATAAGATTACCTATAACCCGTCTCGGTCAACATTTATCAATAGAATACACGTTAACACAAGGTGCTCCCGGAGCATATACTATTGATAGAATAGGAAAACTTGATGTATATGTACAACCGGGTGATACCCCTACTAATACAGATACTATTGGAGATGCATATAGTTATAACACCGGTGATGCAAATATATCATGGTCAATGACTGTTAACCCAGCCCGTGCCTATTTCGAAATTGATATTGTTACATTAAACGATTACTCCGGTGATCCACTAACTCTAGAATACCAAACTAACCTAATGGTCTAATTATGTTTAACCAACCTGTTGATGCAAGACTAACAGAGTGGATTGAACATCGGAAAGAATTAGATCAGAGTACTGACCCTTTACAAGCAGTTTGGAACTTCTGGCAATCCGCTCCGTTCATTCCACATAATAGGAATATTGATCCCTATCATCAAAAAAGCTGGCCTACACCTTGGGAAATTATAGAAACTAATAGGTATGACGATTTTACCAAAACGTTAATGATGGGTTGGACTTTGAAATTGACAAAAAAATATAAAAATATTAAGATAGAACTCAAAACGTTAGTTGACTCTAGCCGTACAAAAGAGTATAATGTACTGTGCATCGATGATGCATGGGTGCTTAATTACAATGACAACGGTCCTGTTTCGGTTGATGAATTAGAAAGTAAGTTTAAACTTGAAAATTTAATTGAGGTTACAAGTCCCAGGTAAATATCACCTAAGACATAATAGCATTATATTAATAAAGGAATAAACAATATGCAAAAAATTAATCATTTCTATCATACTATACAAGGTTGGCCAAATCAACTACCATGGTTGTATCAGCAAGCAGTAGAAGTTGCAGATAATGGTTCTCATTTTGTAGAAATTGGATCTTGGAAAGGTGCTAGTGCGGCATCTATGTGTGTAGAAATTATTAACAGTGGAAAAAGTATTAAATTTGATTGTGTAGATACCTGGGGCGGTAGTGCTGATGATTCTACTCCTATTGTACATGATGATTCTGTTTATAATGAATTTTTAAATAATTTGAAACCCGTTGCAGGATGTTTTAATCCTGTAAGAATGCTTAGTATAGAAGCAGCGGAACTCTATGAAGATAATAGTTTGGATTTTGTATGTATTGATGCATCACACGATTATGAAAATGTAAAAGCTGATATCATAGCCTGGTTACCAAAAGTAAGATCCGGTGGCATATTGGCCGGCGACGACTTCCCATATCCTGGTGTTGAAAAAGCTGTTAAAGAATTGTGTCCCGATGCTATTTGTGAAATTGCTTGGTGGTGGAATAAACCTTAATTTGAAAATAAACATAAAAAGGTAAAAGAATGATAACAGTAGTAAAGCGTAATGGTAATCGTGTATCCATGGACATTGAAAAGATACAAAGACAAGTGGCATATTCTTGTAGGGGTATTGACGGCGTTAGTCCAAGTATGATCGAAATTAAAGCTCAGATAGAACTGCACGATGGAATGACAACTAAGACTATAGATGAACTACTGTTAAAGGCCATGGTAGATTTAGTTGATGAAACAGAAAACCCAGAAATAAACAATGTTAACTATCAATACGTTGCAGGTAGACAGCGTGTTAGTATGCTACGTAAAGAAGTATATGGACAATACGATCCTCCTCCACTCTACGATATTGTAAAGAAAAATGTTGAGGCAGGTATTTATACCACGGAACTACTAGATTGGTATACTGAAGATGAATGGAATATTATCAATCTATTCATTGATCACGATAAAGATGAAAGTTATACCTATGCTGCGATTGCACAACTATGCGAAAAGTATTTGGTGCAAAATCGTGCTACTGGACAAATATTTGAAACTCCACAGGTGCGTTATGCAGTGGCCGCTGCTACTGCGTTTCACAATGAAACAAATGAAGTTAGATTAAAATATGTTAAAGAATATTATGAATGTGCTTGTGCCGGCCATTTTACTCTCGCTACTCCTGTTCTTGCCGGCCTTGGCACAACTACCAAACAATTTTCAAGCTGTGTTCTTATCAGCAGTGATGATACCCTTGATAGTATATTTGCATCAGGAGAAATGATGGCCAAGTATGCCAGTAAACGTGCTGGCATTGGATTAGAGATTGGACGTATACGCCCTCTCGGTGCCCCTATTCGCAATGGCGAAATTAAACATACAGGAATGATCCCATTCCTTAAGAAATGGTTTGCTGATCTACGTAGTTGCAGTCAAGGTGGCATTCGTAATGCTAGTTGTACAGTAACATTTCCCGTTTGGCATTATCAATTTGAAGACCTTATTGTATTAAAGAACAATCAAGGCACAGAAGAAAACCGTGTACGTCAAATGGATTATAGTGTGGTTGTTAATGCTATGTTTTGGCGTAGATATAAAAATGGACAAACTATGACATTGTTTGATCCTGCAGAAGTTCCAGACCTCTACGAAGCTTACTATCGCAACAGTGAAGAATTTGAACAACTATACCTAAACTATGAAAAGCATCCGACAATTAAAAAGAAGGTCGTATCTGCTGATGAAATCTTCAAAAATGGTATCCTTAAAGAACGCACTGATACTGGGCGCATCTATCTTGTCAACATCGACAACGTTATTAACCAGGGCCCGTTTGACACACAACTTGACCCAATATATCAATCAAATCTATGCCAGGAAATACTTTTACCCACAAAGCCATTCCAAAGAATTGAAGATCCAGAGGGACGCATTGCTCTTTGCACTCTTGGGTCAATCAACTGGGGTGCGTTCAGGAACCCGCAAGAGATGCGAAAGGCTTGCCGTGTATTAGTTCGCAGTCTAAGTAACTTATTAAACTATCAAGACTTCCTAAGTATACAGAGTAAATTAGCCAATACAGATTTTGAGCCGCTTGGCGTTGGCATTACAAACTTAGCCTACTGGCATGCTCGTAAGAGTTTTAAATATGGAACACCTGAAGCATTGGCGGAAGTTAAACGTTGGATGGAACATCAAGCATATTACCTTACCGAAGCAAGTGTAGAACTGGCCCAAGAACGTGGCCCATGTGGACGTAGTCAATACACTTACTATGGTAAGGGAATATTTCCTTGGGAACGCAGGGCCAAGGGTGTTAATGAATTAACAGACTTTACACCTAGCATAGATTGGGAACCATTACGTGAGCGTATGAAGAAATATGGTATCCGCAATGCTACACTTATGGCAGTTGCTCCCGTTGAATCGAGTAGTGTTGTACTAAACTCTACGAATGGTATTGAAATGCCTATGGAACTAATCAGTGTTAAAGAAAGCAAAGCAGGCTCGTTTACACAAGTTGTTCCAGAATACAAACGTCTAAAGAATCGTTATCAATTAATGTGGGAACAAACTGATTGTGTTGACTACTTAAAGACGTCAGCAGTATTAGCAGCATACATTGACCAAAGTCTAAGTACTAATACTTTCTATTCACCGAGACATTTTAAAGATGGTAAGGTACCTGGTACATTGATTGCCAAGAATTTAATGTTGGCCTACAAGTGGGGAATCAAAACTTTGTATTATAGCCTTCTGGATAAGGCAGGATCTAAACATGTTTTAAACACACAAAGTGATAGATTAGTGGCATTGGAACCTGTTACTATATATAGTGACGATGAGGACTGTGAGGCATGTAAGCTATGAGTAAAGAACAATACGATATTTCTAAAAATCCGAATTACCTAAAAAGAAAAATGTTTTTGGATCCCGCTGGTCCTGTTACTGTTCAGCGTTTTGAAGAAGTGAAATATAATAAGTTACAAACATTTGAAACCTTGGCCCGTGGGTTCTTTTGGGTTCCAGAAGAAATTAGTCTTACTAAAGATAAGATGGATCACAAGGAAGCCAGCGATGCAGTTAAACACATCTTCACCAGCAATCTACTAAGACAAACAGCATTAGATAGTATTCAAGGTAGAGCACCATTTCAGATCTTTGGACCAGTGTGCAGTCTACCAGAACTCGAAGCACTTGCGTTGACATGGAGTTTTTTCGAAACCAGCATACACAGTAAATCATATAGTCACATTATTAGAAACATCTATAGTGTGCCCAAGGATGAATTCAACAAGATCCACGATACTAAAGAAATTGTTGAAATGGCTGCTAACATAGGACGCCATTATGAAAATCTACACTTACTTAACTGCCGTAAAGAA